TTTAAAGACGTTTTGCGCCATTTCTTGGATGCTCCCTTTACTGGGAAGCTTAAGTGTGGTATAAATAATTAGCCTACTGATGGATGTTATATGAAGCGTTTAACTATCAAACACGATAGTGATACTGATATGAAAGAGATTAAGCTAATGGATGTTTATAAATATTCATGGCCTTCTCATGAACCAGGATCATGTGGTACTCCTTTGTACTGTGAAACTGCAAATGGTGTTAGTATAATTGGTCTTCATACCGCTGGCTCTAGGAATCATGATTCTTATGCTAAGTCCGTTACTGTTAAAGAAATTGTCGACGCAATGAGTACATGTGCAAATCTTTTACCCATGCAGAGTGAGTGCGGATACGATTTGGGTATGCCCCATCCAAAATCTCCTGTTAATTATGAATTTTTAGGAGGTAATGTGCTGGAGGGAACTATTACTCAACGAGTCTGTGTCAACCAATGTAGTAAATTGGAGAAAATTTTCTATGGAACAGAGTTGGATGACTTGTTTTTTCCTTATTTTAAAGGGATAGTACCCGATGAATTCGCTAAGCCTTTAATGAAACCTGTTGGTACGGGAGATAAGTTTAAATCTCCATTCAACGTTATGCTTAGGAAAGTATCCGAACCAAAGAAGAGTCTGAGAGAGGATATCCTGGTAAAAGTAGTTAAATTAGTAAGCGAACGGATTATAACCAACTTATTATTGGCAGATACCAAAAGAGATTGGAAACCTTATCCTTTAGAGGTAGCAGTCAACGGATTTCCCGATAACTATATAGTTAAAGCCCTTAATATGTCGAAAGCCGCTGGTTTCAGTTACTCTGGAAAGAAAACAAATTATTTTACTGTTGAGGAAATTGATGGACGTAAAATGTATACGCCCACTGATTCATTAATGGCAGATCTAGCTAGTGTGCATTGTGATCTTATGCAAGGAGTTACTAATTATTTAAATACATATGAAGCTCAGGTTAAAGATGAACCTCGTATAGTAAATCCAGAGACCCTCAAAGTGAAGGATGGTCGAATATTCTTTGCTTCACCCTTACCACTATTACTCATTCAGAGAATGTATTTGATGCCATTATATAATATGATGGTTGAAAAATCTGAATGTTTTTATACCGCAATTGGAATCGATATGTCTAGAGAAGCTCACAAAATATACGATCGATTGAAAGATTTTTCACTTGACATTATGGAAGGTGATTATTCTAAGTATGATCTTAAAATGCCGGTGGGTATAGGATTGGCTGCAGCTTCGGTGCAGGCTAACATTCTTGAGTATTTTGGTTTTGATGGGAAAGCATTAGATATGGCGAAAGCTGTATTATCTGAGGGCTTATGCCCGCAAGTATCAATGCTCGGAGATATGTATTCCATGCCTGGTTTACAACCATCTGGTAAATATGGAACCGCTGAAGACAATTCTATTCGTAACTTGTGCATGTTAGTTTACGTATGGATAGCAGATGATTATGAAGGGGATTTCTTCAATCATATTCTTCCTGTTGTTTATGGAGACGATTTGTTGGCTTCAGTTAGAGGTGTGAATTTCACAGCTAAGGTATATTCTATTGCGGCTTTGAAATACTTTGATTTGACCTTTACTAGCTCTAGTAAGGGAGACGCTGAAGAAGAATTTCTTAATCCCAGTACCATGTCATTTCTTAAAAGACATTTTGTCGAGAGAATGATAGATGGAGAGAGGAGAGTTTTAGCACCCTTAGATATAAGTTCGATAAGGCGTAGTCTTATGTGGTATATACCTTCTTCTCATGTGTCGAAGACCACACAAATTGAACAAACATTTGTGGCTGCGGCTAGGGAGATGTTCTTTCATATCTATAATGAGAGACAATATAATGAGTTTGTTCATCGATTAGGTAAGCTATTCAAATATGTCCATGAGATGGATTTGATTTTGCCTGATTATTACGCGATTAAAGAATCGCTATTCCCCACTTCTGAATTGTCTCTAGGGGATGAGAAAGAGGCACCTTACATACCTATAATTGCCTATACGGAGTCTGGTATGGAGCAAGGATGTGAGGAGTATACAGCTAATGCGTTGACAGGTTTCAATCGTCCTGTCAACTTGATGAATCGATTGGCTAGCAAGAATGTTTGGATGTTAACAGCTCTTAGGAAAGAGCTAGAAGAATACAAGGACACAGATGGTGCCCATCCTGCCGGAATGAAATATTTATCCATAGTACGCAATGATAACTACTCGACGGATTTTAGAAAGACGCGTGTTAGATTCATTGTTGCAGAACGAATTAAATCAATTAAGATTACTATCAAATATTTGGTTAACTCTATGTATACTAATGATGTTTATTCAGAGTCAGGAGAGGACGAAACTAAAGATGTTGTAGGAACCAATGAGGAAAATGTTGAATATGTTGATGATACAGATCTTAAGGACGACGTTGGGATGGTAAGTTATCTACCAACTGGTTCTAAAGAATTGTTGGAACTTCAAAATTTTCTATCACGCCCAATTAAGGTCGCTACTCTGACAGGAACAATAGGTTCTGATTTGGATGTTAACTATAATATGTATGACATTTTTACTCTAAATTCCACGGTCAGATCTAAGTTACGGAATTATGCTTATTTCTCTTGTGATCTCGTGGTTGGAGTGAGGATATATGGTACCAAATTTAATTTTGGTAAATTACTACTTAGTTATCAACCTTTTGCTGATGATAATGCTAACCTTGCAGTCGTTGAACCCATGTTATCAACAGCTCGGAAAAATGCATTATGTTATCTGTCTCAATCAAAAGGTAGTGTTGTTATGGATATTGGTGAAAACAACCATGTTGATTTTAAGATACCATTTATTAACACTCAACCTATGATGCGATTGTTTAATAAATCGGTCTTAATATTGCCAGATACCTCATCTTTCAATGATGCCGAGCGTATGGGGAGATTGTACATTAGTACAATTAATCCATTCAAATCGGCTTCAACAACCCCTACAGATATTTCTATTTTTGTTACAGTTCGTGCAGAAAATGTTCAATTAGGGACAC